GGACAACAAGTGGATAAGGGTGGAGCAAGTGGTTCAGGGGGTAGTATTTATGAGGCAGGCGGATTTCCGCTTTTAAATAACACATTTTATGGAAACGCCGGTGGTAACGGTGTTTACGTAGAAGGCGGCGGCGGTGGCGGCGGCGCAGGTGGAGCAGGCGCAAATTCAACCACAAGCGTCAGCGGATCTGGAGGAGTTGGAACCGATGCATATAGCACCTGGGGACTTGCAACAACAACTGGTCACAATGTTTCTGGAACAGTGTATTATGGTGGTGGAGGATCAGGCAGCGCATACGATGGAAGAGTTAGCATTAGTGCGGGAGGTCTAGGAGGCGGCGGAGGTAATTCTGCAGGCTTGGCAAATACTGGTGGCGGTGGTTCAAACGGCAACGGCGGAGGCTCCGGTTTAGCTATTATTCGTGTTCCTTCTTAATGGTATAATTAATACATGTACCCTCAAATAAAACTTAGATTTAGAGGCAACAACAAAGGGTTTAAGGAAATAGTTGCCAGCGGTGGAACTATAACTGGTCCTTCAGCAGCAGGACAATATAGGTATCACACTTTTATTTCAGCTGGAACCTTTTCTTTAGATGTTCGGGGTACTGTGGAATATTTAGTTGTAGGTGGCGGTGCTGGCGGAGGAAAGGGGCTAGGTGGCGCAGCCGGAGAAGTTCTTGTTGGAGAAGAGTTTTTAGAAGCTGGAGATTATCTGGTAACCATTGGAGCCGGAGGCTCTGGAGCCCAAGGAAGACCACACTTTTCTAGCAATAGTATGGCCGGAGCAAACCCAGGAACCTCCTCTTTCTTTTCAGACAAAGAAGCTGTGGGGGGCGCTACAAATGGTGTTTCAGGTAACGGTTTTGTAGCTGGCAGCGCAACTGGCGGTGGCGGCGCAGGTGGGTCTGCAGCAGATGGCTCTGGATACACTGGTGGAGCAGGAGTAAGTCTTTCAGAGTGGGCCACTGGTACTAACACTGGATCATCTGGACACTACGCAGGTGGCGGAGGTGGTAGTGGCCAAACCGCTAATAGAGGGGCTAGGGGGAATGGTGGGATTGGCGGAGGTGGCCGCGGTGGTGCCACTGTTGGAGAAAATGATAACTATGCACCATCAGCTGGACAAGCCAGAACAGGATCTGGAGGCGGTGCTGGGTTTGGAGGGTATGAAAATTATCATCAAGCTGGAGCTTCCGGAGCATCAGGCATTGTTATTATTAGGTACAGAGTTTACAAGGTTTAAAAAACTCCTATTATGTTAAAATATATTAGGAGATCTTAATGACAACGCCCCTCAATCTATATGCCACCAAGGTATTTTCAGAGCAACCTATAGCCCTATGGGCGTTAGACGATACTACAGACTATATCTCCCTTGTTGATTCGAGCAATCAAGACCTAAATACTTGGACAATTGATGGGGCCACCGCTGTAAATGCAAAAACAGATATTTCATTTGCTGAAAAACCTCCTACAGAGCCTTTTTCAAACTCCTATGTTAGTGGGGTGATTGAGACCCTTGGCAATGATGGAAACATCACTTTGAAAAGTCCAAATGGGTTTAATACTGGAGATCTAAATGTTGAGCTGGGTTCCTTTGCTTTAGGCGCTTACTTCTTTACATACGATAGAACTGTTAGCGTTCACCTAGGTTATGAGTACGAAGACCCAGACACACTAATTACACAAGAGGTAACAAGAAGCAATCAAATTCCTGTAGAGAGAGAGTGGGGTTTTGTTTCTCAAACTTTTCAATTACCAGAATCATATAACAACCTTAAGTTTGTAATTAGAGTAATTTTTTCAGAAACTGAAACACCTTACGAGTTTGCTGTTAATGGCATAAACATAGGGCAGTGGGCAGAAGAGTTTCACGTAGAATCTTTGGGGGTTAGTCCTCAGGCATTGCCTGAAAGCTTAGACATAGATTCTTTAGGCGTTCCTGCTCTTCCTTATGGATTAGAGGGTGCCGAGGGGTATTACTTATCAAGAGATGGAATACTTTATGCAAAAAACTCTGGCCTACCCCTTGTTTATGGAGCCTTCAACAGTACCGTAATACATCCAAATACAAACAGACCATCTCTGGTTATTCCTGGATACGGATTTATGAATGAGTCTGGTAAATATAAAAACTTTACCGCAGAGTTTTGGGCAAAAGTTCAGTCAAATAGCGTTTTGCCTAAAAGAATTTTTGGCCCTATATCGTCAACCGATGGGCTCTATGTCGAAGGTCCATTTTTAAAACTTAAAATAAATGATATCTTTCAGTCTCATTACGTAGGGGAGTGGAACAGGCCTATGCTGTTTAACATTAGGCTAAAGCCCGAGAGGGCAAGCCTCGTCCTTAATGGAGAAGAGGTAATATCCTTTGAGACTGACCCAGAAGCTTTTGCGTATCCAGAAAAAAATAATGAAATAGGAAAAGATCAGGACTGGTTAGGATTTTATGCTTACGAGTCTGTGCCTGTAATTCAGATAGACTGCGTGGGGATATACCCATATGAGGTTCCTGCCGTAGTCGCAAAAAGAAGGTTTGTGTATGGCCAGGGTGTTGAAACACCTAATAACATCAAGGGACTAAATCAAGCTAACTCAGTATTTATAGATTACCCATTTGCAAAGTATGCAAAAAACTATTCGTACCCAAGAATTGGAAGCTGGAGCGGAAATGTTGCAGAAAACATTTTGCCAAACGCACAAGAACTAACCGTGCCAGAATATACTCTGCCAAACATCAGATTTGACAACAAAACAGTTCCAGAGTGGTACGCTGACATTGAGTCGGCCCAGCCAATTTCCGGTAGCAATTTTATAAGTTTAAGACCCGATTCTGAGTGGTCATCGACTAATGGACATATTCTTTTTGAAAGCCTAAACATGTTGCAAGAAGAGACTAAGTGCTTTTACGGTGTGTTTGAAATAGAAAGCTTTAGTAATGAAAACCAAATACTCTTTTACTTAGTCAATGAAACAAAAGGGTCTAGCCTATCCCTAGAGCTAGAGAAAAGAATTACTGATATTGATGGGGGCGAGTCTTACACAGACTACCTAGTGTCTTACACTCTTAGAACAAAATCTGCAAATGGACAGACTGTAACAAAAGTTTTTTATGAATCTATTGGTCACCTAGAGAACACCATTTTTCTATCTGGGATTCATATACCAAGATTTATAGAAAACTTTGGAGAAAGTGCTGCTACTTTTTTTGGATCAAAGCAAAACATTAAGGTTTTTGTTGGGGGCATGCCAGACTACACAAAAACTTTTGATGGAAGAATTTACAGGGTTGGGTTTTCTACTAGCAGAAACTTGCAAAAAATTGAGTCTCTCTTTACTTCTGCTGGTATTCCATTAGACTACGAAAATGTTTTTAACCTTTACTCTGGAGACGCTATTCACGATGCAGGATTCTTTGATACTGATTTCTGGGAGTTCCAGCTAGATGGAGGAGATCCTTCAGACTTTGAAAAGATAGAAATACTTCCGCATCTAGCAAGCTACACGCTGGTTCCCAAAATAGAATTTGGTAAATACAAGCTAGACATTGGAATTGATTCTTATTGGGAAAGCTACGTACCCCTTACTTATTTTGGAAAGTACGTTTTAGATTCAAAAGAAGAAAAACAGTTTGCTTTGGACTTCTTGCAACTTAACATAGACTACCCCAAGATGAATAATTTTGTTGATCAAAAGTATAATACTGCAGGGGCACTAGTAAAGACATATGTTACTTTTCAGTATTTATCAGTTGGGTCGGGTGCAGTACAAAGTAAGTTTACGAATATAGAGCCACTTAGTTATACCGGTGTGGTTAGGCCAGGAGAAGAGTGGCTATATTCTAAGTATGAAGTTTTAGATGATACAGTAATCTATCCACCGATTGGTGTTAACTTTAACGACATTTCTGTCAATATTCACATTGAGCTTAGTGTTCCTGGAATTATCTCGAACCCAGTAAAGATTAGATCTTTGCAGCTTTCTTCTCAGGCGTTAGGTAGTTCTCCCAATAAGATAGGAAGTAGGTTTGGTGCCGAGCTATTCCCATACTCAAAGTATGGAACCTACACCGACTACAAGTCCGTTAAGCCTTTTAGCGTGTACAAGAGAAGTAGTCCATATTTTTACACAACAAGCAACTCTGGAATTAGATCTAGGGGAGAGTTTAGTGTTTCTGGCGCTAACGGAATATCTTTGCAAATAAATAAAAACAGAAATAGATTTTTTAAAGTAAGTGCTTTTCAAATGGCATTAAAGTATGATGACGAAGTTTTCCCCGCTGCCCCAGTACCAATATTTGAAATAGAAGATATAAATAAAAAAATAATTTTTTATTTGGTTGCAGAAAAATCTTCAAGTAAGCGAGGATATATTTATGCAATTAACGAAAATTCTGGAAGACCAGAAACAGACGTAATATACAACCTAGATGGAAAAGCTGTAAACAAGGCTGCAGTAAACCTAAACTCTTGGTTTGTTCTAGGATTAGCTTTCAGAAACCCACTAGACTTTTCGGACTTTGTGGGGGCATTTAGGGTAACAAATCCAATTCTGTTTAATTCAGTTTCTTATTACCAGATCACAGAAGCTGACGAAGCAGAGAATTTTTCTTATCGTAAGTGGTATGCCGTTAGATCAGAGCCAGACAACACCCTTGATTGGGACTATTGGGATGAAGAAAGCTGGCAACAGGTTCTGTTCTTGTCAGAAGCAGAGCCAACGATCCTCGATCCTTCCAAAATCTACAGACAATATACCGGAACAGACAGGATTACTTTTGCAAGTGATTACAATATTAACCTGCAAGACTACCGTTATAGCTTCTTTAAAGACGTAAAGTGGTCACGACAGGTACTTGATTCTGCGTAGTATGATATACTTGTGGTTATGAAGCAACCAAAACCACGTTTTCCTGGCCAAGTAGGCGACACAAAAGTACAAGTTATTGAAGAAAACTTTTCTAATTTTGGAACATACGTTTGGCACAAGCCCAGCGGTAAAGCATTTACTGATGGAGACGGAAATGCTCTATGTATAGAGTCTATGAAGGGCGATCTTTCTAGGATTCAAGAGTTGCAGGACGCAGCAAGATACTGGGGTGAGCCAGAGGGCCAAGCAAAGTTTTACCCTAATATGAGAAAGATTTCCCAAGAAGAGCACTCTGAGCAAGTAGACAGAATGAAGCAAGGTCTAATTCCAAATATGAATGACCTCGGTGCCGTTATTGCCGCAAAGCAAACCCTACAAGAGCATGGAGACGAAGGCTAATGTCACAAGAGTGGACAATTGGTGCCAGAATTGACGAGGCAGCCCAGATCGAGGATCAGTTTAAAAAAGCAGATCCTTTTAACAGTAGCTGGGAAAACTTAAAGTCGTACAACGGACTAGAGACAAACTTTAAAAGACGATCTACTAGGATTGCAAAGAATCTTCAGATGCCACCAACAGACCAGTACATGAGGTCTGCTAGGTCAAACCAGGTAGGCATTGGAGGGGCAGAGTCAAAAGAAATTAATCCTGGAGATGTTTTTCGTAACGGGTACGGGATGTTTGATGTCATTACTCCCCCATGGAACCTTTACGAGCTTGCAAATTATTACGATACTTCTTTTGCTAACCACGCCGCCATTGATGCCAAGGTAGAAAACATTGTTGGTCTTGGTTATGACTTTCAGCTTTCGGAAAGAACTACCCTACGTCTTGAGTCAAATGATGATAGAGAGGCTGTAAAGCGTGCTCGTAACAGAATTGAGAGAGCAAGAATTGAGCTAAGAGATTGGCTAGAAACTTTAAATGACGAAGAGTCTTTTACTCACACTCTTATGAAGTTTTACACAGACGTTCAGGCAACCGGAAATGGATATTTAGAAATTGGAAGAACAACTAAGGGAGAGATCGGATATGTCGGGCACATTCCATCAACTACAATGCGAGTGCGTAGACTGCGCGACGGGTACGTGCAAATAATTGGAAACAAGGTTGTATACTTTAGAAATTTTGGGGCAAAGAATCAGAATCCAATTACAGATGACGCAAGACCTAATGAGATTATTCACTATAAAGAATATTCACCCCTAAACACTTTTTATGGTATTCCAGACATCATGTCTGCTATTTCGGCGCTACACGGTGACCAACTAGCTTCACAATACAACATTGATTATTTTGGAAACAAGGCTGTGCCCAGGTATGTTGTTACCCTAAAGGGTGCAAAGCTATCGGCTGATGCAGAAGATAAGATGTTTCGTTTTCTACAGACTAGCCTAAGGGGGCAGTCGCACAGAACCCTATACATTCCTTTGCCAGGCGACACTGATGGCAACAAGGTAGAGTTTAAGATGGAGCCGATTGAAAGCGGAGTGCAGGAAGCATCTTTTAATGAGTATCGAGTTCGTAACAGAGATGACATCCTTGTAGCACACCAAGTTCCACTTTCAAAGATTGGTGGAGGAGACGCCTCCTCTATTGCTTCTGCCCTTGCTCAGGATAGAACATTTAAAGAGCAGGTAGCAAGGCCCGCACAAAAGAATCTTGAAAAAATGATTAACAAAATCGTAAAAGAAAAAACAGACATTCTTGAGTTCAAGTTTAACGAACTAACCCTTACAGACGAAATTGCTCAGTCACAAATTATTGAGCGTTATGTTAAGACACAGGTTATGACACCAAATGAGGCACGTCAAGAACTTGGCTTAGCGCAACGACCAGACGGAGACGACCCCTTTGAAATGTCTGCACGTCAACTTACAGACTCAAGGGCTAATTTGGCGGGGAACAGAGAAAGAGATTCTGAAAGATCAAATAATCAATCAGATAGCACTTCTACCGTTAGTGGTAGAAATGCGCAAGGCGAAGGATCTGCCTCAGAATAAAAAAAGTTGCAGTATTGTAACATTTTTTTAAAAAGAGTATATAATGGAGTTAGTATGACTATCTTTAAAGCCCATTGGGACACAGAAGGCGATGACGTTCGCCTATCAATGCCGTTCGCAAAAGTAGATCAGGAGCGTAGAACAGTTTCTGGTTTTGCCACCCTAGACAATGTTGACAAGCAACAAGACATTGTAACTACAGAAGCTTCGCTAGGAGCTTTTAATAATTTTCGCGGAAACATTCGTGAGATGCACCAGCCTTCTGCTGTTGGCCGCATGGTCTCATTTAAAGAGGACAAATACTTTGACCCAGAGACTAAAAAATTCTATAGCGGCGTTTATGTTTCTGCGTATATTTCAAAGGGTGCTCAAGACACCTGGGAAAAGGTTCTTGATGGCACATACACAGGTTTTTCAATTGGTGGTAAAATGCTTAAGTGGGATGATGGATATGATGAGAAAGCAGATACCCAAGTTCGTATTATTAAAGAGTATGACCTTGTA